CTCCTTTAAGATGAGGCTCTTTTTCTGTGAAAATCCCATCCGCATGGAGAGCATGAACCACACGGATGGGATGAATAACTTTCAGGCGGATACTGTGACAGTCACGGCAGACGATGTAACGTCACCGCTTGTAGCGGTAACTTCCGTCGTCCCCGCAGCAACGCCGGTAACCTTCCCTGAGCCATCAACAGTTGCCTTGGACACCGCATTCGATGCCCACTGTGACGATGCGGTGACATCAATCGTCGAAGCGTCTGCCAATGTTGCAACGGCCTTCAGTTGAATTGTTGAGCCAACTTGCACTGTCGGAGTAGTTCCGCCGTCAGAGGCGGTTACCACTACCGACTTCACGCTTTTGGGTCGTACTGCCATTCATTGAACTTGGTGGTGGAACCATTGCCCACGATCTTGTCGGGCTGCCACGTCATGGTCACGGTCCTGCCCTTTACACTGCCTCGCTCGGACTGGTCGACCTCGGTGGTGGTCACCTGGATGACGCCGTTGAGACGGCGGATCTTCCCGTTCTTGTAGACCTCCTCGTAGAACAGGACCCACCTGGTGTCCGGCGTGTACGTGTCGACGGCGATCATGCCGTTCGCGTCCGCGGTCTGGCCGGTGATGAGCTTGCGCACCGCGGCGTTGAACTCCGCCAAACCCCATTGGATCGTCATGGTGGGATCCTGGTTCAGGTAGTAGCCCTTCTGGAAGAACTCGATGGCATCGTCCTGGTCCTGGCTTTCGGTCGCTCCACCATCCTGCTTGATCAGGCCAAGCCATTCATACGGATTGGTTTTCGGCCACGTCACCGTCTTCCCTCCGCCCTGCTCGGAGGTCAAGAGGTTTGCTGCATCATAGGGCGCTATTGCAAGCTGTCCCGTGATAGGTACGTCAACGGCTTGAAGATCATTGCCCTTGCTGTCAGAAGTCATGTTTTCTCCTTATATATAAAAAGCCACCTCAAAAAGGTGGCACATGATAAATAGATACTGATTGTTTATTGAATGGATCCAATGGTCGAATATTCGACGGTCAGATATCGACGTGCGTAATCCTGATCATCCTGCACCGGATACGGACCGTTGCAGCCACCCTCAATGATGGAAGCAACGGGAGAATCAGGCGCGGATACGATATCGTCGCTCGTTAGATATGCAAATACAAGTCTCGCAAGATCATTAGCGGGCTTGTCATTGGTCTTCGACCCGGCGAGCACGCTCACCCCAATGGAACGGTCGAACGTCGCATACGATGTCTTGGTTCCCGAATCGTCACGTATCACAACAACAGGGTTGGCTAGTGGAGTCGAAAGATCTTCCGGCTCCTTGTTGACGAAACGCACATCAGGAATCTGCGAGCGCAGCCATCCGGTGAGGAACAGTTCCATGTCTGGTGGCAGGTAGAGGGTCATTTCGCGGCCTTCAATGCGCGGGCGAGGTTGCCGGTCTTGGATTCGATGAGCATGGTTTTCGCGTCCGTGCCCACTACCATGATGGTGTCTCGGTGCGCTCTGGATACCGTGCGCAGTTGCAGGCCGTCCCTGTATGCTCCGCTATCGACGGGGGCACTGGCTTTTGCGGCTTGCAGCACCTTTTCGGCTTTCTGCGTACAGAGGCTTTTGACGCCGGAGCTGCGCAGGATCGATTCGAAGAACGCGTCATTGAAATCCACTTGCGTCTGTCCTGCTCTTGGCATTATCCGGTCACCTCCTCAAGGTTGCATACGATTGTCGGCTGCCAGCCGGTGAAAGCGTTCATGTCACGAGTCGGGTAGCCGACCACGTTCCATTTGCGCCCATCAGAAGCCAGTAGCCGGTCGCCACGTCTGACATCAAGATCGGGATTGTCTGAAACGAATTGAGCCGTGCTGAGCACCTCACTGCGCATGGCATCGTCCTGTTCGACGCTGGTGAGTGATGCCAAGGCACCGTCCACCTGTATGTCGTCCGTATCGGTCCAATCGCCAAGCGTGGCGGTGTCTGGATCGTACGGGTCAACGACCTGCTTCCTGCGCTGGCGTGTGAACTGTCCCGTGTACCGCAGCGAAAACGTTGAATTCTGCTTTACGTAATCGGCTGCGGTGCTCATGACACTCCCCATGTCAGCCTGTACGGCTCTATTGCGTCCTTCTCAATCTGCAGGAGTGGGATACTCAATGGTGCTCCGCCTGCGGTGATGAAGGTGACGCTCGAACCGTTCGTGGATTGCGAGCCGATGACTCCAGGACCAGTCGAACCGCGTTGCGCGAGCTTCAATATCAGCGATGTCACGTCTGCGACTTCACTGGCATCGAAACCGTGGGACAACGTGACTTGTACGGCTCCTGGACAGTCGGGGAAACATCCTTCACGCAGGCGCACGGTCCCTGCGATGCCCCAATCGATGCTGTCTTTCATTTCAACGCCGTTCACCAGCAGGCTTGAGATGTCGGTGACGTGCATGGATGGCAGCAGCAGGGTGCGCGCGCCGTAGGAGTCTAGTTTCAGGGTCTGTGTGATGTTTGGGGCGATGTGCCAGCCGCAGTAGGATCGCACGGATTGCTGTGCGGCCTTGAGCCATGTCGACGAGTCCACCGTCGTATCACTGGATACCAGGTCTGGAATCGATTCAACCATCGCCCCATCACCTCACTTCTCTTGTCTGGCGGTGGAGGTTTTGCGCTTCACCGTTTTGGATGCGTCCTTGTTCTCTGGTGCTCGTTGCGTGACCTCAACCGCGCCCTTCGGCTGTTGACCTTCCCTATACAGGAAGGTGCGGCCGTTGAGTTCATAGGGTTTCATCATCGGCGAGCACCTCATGCCGTAGTGCCAAGAGTCACCTTGGCGATGGCTGCCGGATACTTGACCTGCAATCCGAGACGTTCGCGCAGGCGCACGGTGATCTGATCGTTGGTGAAATCATCGCCATGCGAGTTAGTGGATTCGATGCGCACACCACCCTTGCGGAACACCTTCGCGGCGATCGAGAACGCGCCGACAGCGACAGTACCCTTCGGGATGCTGGCGGACACGACGGTGCGAAGCCCCCACAACGATGGATTCTGCATGATTTCACCATTGCCATACTGGCCAGCGAAGAAACCGCCACCAAAGTACTGTCCGTTCGAATCCTTGGACAGACGAATGGCCTGATAGTCGGCTGGGTTAATGACGATGCCATCAGCAGCGAAGCCGGTTACCTCCTGCACGGCGGAAATGCCCTTGAAGATCAGATCAGGGTCGCTGATCGTCCCTTTCGAAACGTTCGCCACAGTCTGGATGCCGTCGCGTTTGAGCACGCCCTTGATGGAGTTGCTGGTGCCGTCCCCGGACAGCAAGGCAAGTTCCTCGCGCAGCTGCAAGTCGTAGAGTGCGGTCGAGTTGATTTCGGACACCACATAGTCGGCATCCTCCGCCATGTCATCGGTGATATTGAAGAATCCCGCGACCTCGGCAAGCGAATCGGTCACCCATGTGGGGTCAGCCAGATGGATCTGAGGTTTCGCACCACCCTCGGCCACGAATGCCGTGGCCCCCTCGAGCGGTTTGAACACTGGATACTTGATGCTGTTGCCGGAAACCGTGCCCGAGCCGAGGATGTCGGCGAATAGGAGCGGACGCTGGTATGGCATGACGAAGTTCTTGTCAATGTCAGTGACCAGCGGGCCGAAAGCGCCTGTCTCTTGTCCAATGCGATGCAAGTCGGTTGCGCCCTTGAACTCGGTGGTCTGGAATCCTCGGGTCTTCGTGTCGAGAACGGTCAGACCAGCGTTCTTCAAGCTCTTCATGAAGAACTCGCCTGGAGTCTTGGCATCGATCACGCCAGACTTGGCCTCATTGTCGACCTTGGATTCCTTCTTACCGAGGGAACCGAGCTGGTCGAGCAGGGTCTTCTTCTCCGCAGCCTTAGCCAGCTGTGCGTCCAAGTCCTTCACTTCGGCGAGGATGCCCTTCAATGCGGTGACATCGTCTTCGCCGAGTTCCTCTCCGTTGGCGATGCGCTCGTTGAACTTCTGCGCCTTGGCGAGTGCCGCAGCGCGTTTCTCCTTGAGATTCACAGTGAATCTCCTTCCTGAGCTGTCTGCTCATAGATGTGTATTAACTGCGACATGGCCTCCACGGACGGATTGGCTTTCCGCTCCTCGACCTTGGCCTGTTCAGGCTCCTCGGTCTTGGCTTCGGCGTTACCGCTGGCTTCATCCACATCAAGATTGGTTTTCTCCCCATCCAACTGGGACAGGACATTGTTCAGGCTTTCCGCTGCAGCAGTGATCTGGGATACGGATTCACGCAGCGAGCTTTCATTCTTCGCGGAGATGACGCGCCCCGACTTGACCTCCGCAGTGAGCATGTCGGCTGCTGATTTGACCGCCACGATCGATGTGTCCTGGTTAGCTCCGACAGGTACGAACGAGGCTTCGTAAACCTGAAGCTTTCTCAACTCGTTGGCTGTTTGGCCATCGTCAAGTTGCACGGTCCCCTCGTCCAGTACATCGAAGGCAAACGATAGTTGGGAAAGACGCTTGCCCTTCACCAGCCTGTACACCTGCGCAGCCTTGGGTGAGTCCATGTCGAACTGGCCCTTGACCCACCAACCATGGTCATCGGTTCCCATGTCGATTGCGCCGCCGAGATTGTAATCAGGATCATCCATGCGATGCCCGTACATGATCGGCATCACGTTCCCCGACTGCTTCCACTGCTGGATGGTATCGTCGAACGCATTCTTTGCTACGACGTCACCATACGAGTCAGGGGTGCGGGTGAACGTCGAGGGGTAGACCAGAAACTGGCCATCCTCCAGATCGTCACCGTCGGTCCGGAACGATACCGGCATATCCTTAAGCTTCATGGCTAGGCTTCCTTACTGTCAAAATATTTCATCGCCGCAACGTTCGTCTGCTTCGCGAGCATGCCCGCATTGAACTGGTCAATACCGGACGACACGAGGTCGGCTTGCAGCTCACGTTCCCAACGCTTCCAATCGATACTTTCACCAGCTGCCTTACGTGAACTATTGGAACGTTTCATACGCGCAAACCAACGCTTCACCACATCATCAACTACATCAGGCAGAGGGTCTCCGCCATCCTGCGGGCTGGACTGGCCACCCTCGGTCACATTGAGCGGGACTCTGAGTCTGTCCCCACCTTCGAGCTTGGAAAGGTTCTGCCGTGCCCTGCCTTCGTTCACGGTCATCCAGGGAGCGCCGATGCTGGTGGACAGCACGCTGGCCTGCTCCTCGAAATCACCGGCGAGCTTCGATTGAATGTTGAACTCCAGATACGGGCTGCTGGCCTTGCTCACCCTGGGCACGAGGAACGTGTTGAGACGGTCCTGCACCATCTGCATCAGAGGGCCCAATGTCTCCGAGTAGAGCATTTTGCGAAATTCCTTGGTGTTGCTGAAGTTCGCGTTGTCGAGGATGCCGACCATGACTGGGTTCACGTGATACACCTGGGCCACTGTCTGGAGCGAGAGCTTCGTGACTTCCAGGAACTCGTCCTCGCGAGCGGAGAACCCGACGCGGTTCATGGTCATGCCGTCCTCGAGCAGAGGGCTGGAACCGGCTTTGCCGCCGTTGTCCTGGTATTCCTTCCAATCCCTCTGGAAGCGTTCACGGGCCTTGTCATCCCAGTTGGGCGCATCCTTCGGACGGGACAGATACATGCCGATGCGCCCACCACGCTTCCACATCTGCGTGCGGTATGACCACGCCTGAATCTGTTCCGCCACCACGTCCTTCAACGCCCGGATGGGTGAGACGCCGGACGCTGGATCGCAGGGATTCCACCCATGGAACACGATCATGTCCTCGGCTTTGATGTCGACGGCATGCCCCTGCTCGGGATCTACCGTGAACACTTGGGGGGAGAACACGTCTCCCTGCTTCTTCATCGTCACCCACGATGGAGGGATCGGTCGGATCATCCACCCCGAAGGGGAGTCAGCCTGCACCACGATCCAGTAGGCGACATCATAGAGCGCGATATCGCACACCAGTGAACGCAACAGTTCGAACTGCGTCATATCGGGATTCGGCCTGTTCAGCAAATCGTTCAACGGGTCATCGGTCACCCTGACCCTGTTCGTGTCCGACTCCCTGTTGAACAACTGCAACCCAACCTGCGCGACATTGTCCCCCATGAAGGAGATCACCGTGCGAAGATGCGGCTGAGTGGCATACAGTTGCGCCGGAGACTGCCCCAATACCTGCGCCACGTCATCCTGCGTGAACGTGACATTGACCAGGGGACGATTGAACCAGCCCGAAATAGTGGACCAAACGCTCACACGATCCCCCTTTCCTAGAGAACCATCAGACCATGCTCCGCATAAGCGGAAGCAGTCATCGAAGAATTCGAAGCCTCGAACATCTCGAGGCCGTACAATGCATATGTTTCAGCAATCAAACCCGAGATATCCATCATGGAGTTGTTGCGATCCCACACCTCGACATCACCGAGCTTGCGCGCGACGCCAGCGGATACCGCCTCATCGATCGCAGGCTGAGGCAAGTGCCGGAGCTTCTCCTCGCGCACACGGTCACGGAACTGGCCCGTGGACGCCCCCAGACGAGGACCATCTATTGAGTCAACCTGGAAGCCAAGCTCCGCCAGCGGGTCGATCAGATCCACTGCACGGCAACCCCTGCCCTGTATGGCAACCTCATTGGCACCCGTGGTGTCACGGATACGTTTAAGCAGGTTAGGGACCCACATCATCCCATCCCTGCGAGTCACCACCTCCACGTGAGGCAGGCCATCAGAACGCAGTCCCGCGGCGGCCACCCACGTGACCGAACCGTCAGCCGTGGTATCGATCCCGAGCACGATCCGCCCACCATCCTCGATAGACGAACCAGCATCGGTGCCGCGCTTCCATTTGTCAGGATCGAGGTACGTGTCCACGTCCGCGGTCACCCATTGGCATAGCACCTCGGTACGGAAACCGGTCTCGGTCATGCCAGCGGCATCAGAAGCCAAAGACTGCACCGTCATACCACCGAATCCGATGCTCGGGTTGGCCTGACACAACGCCTCGGGATCATCCAACGCACACCCATCAGGTGCGGACCATTCAAACAGCCCGATGCTCACATCATGCGAATTCGCATACTCCTCGGCATCCTGCAAGCCATCCTCAACGTATTTGTCCCACTCCGCGATCTGAGCGATACCGGCATCACGCTGCGCCTTCAACACCACGCTGGTGCCATCCCCGGCATTGGATATACCCCACAGCTGGCCCGACCAGAAACTCTTGGTGGTCTGCGACGTGGCATTCCAGGCAACCCACGTCTGTTGTTCACGGAGCTCATCCATAAGCACACGAGCAGCTGGCTTTCCGCGGGCGTTCTTCGCCGCTCGAATCTCATACTGAGCCAGCTTCTTCGACTGGATATACTCCTTGCCATTCGTGTCCGAAACCTTCGCGGTGTTGTCCTGAAGTGCAGGAACCGCAAGATCACCAGCCTCCTCCGTATCCGGCTCCGGATCACACCACATCTTCACTTGAGCCCAAGGCTCACGCGCAATATCGAGATTCTGCGCGGTCCCCACAATCTTGAACTTCACAGGAGGCACCCGCTCAGGATGACGCAACGAATCCACCAGAAGCCACCAACAGGCAAGGACACTCGCCAACATGGTCTTACCGTTCTGCCGCGCCACCAGCACAATCACACGGCGGAACCGATACGAACCATCCGGCATCAACTCCAAAGCATGCACCAAAAGCCATTGTTGCCATGGACGAAGCTCGATGCCAAGAATCGAACGGGCGAAATCAACGACTTCGTAACCCAGAGAAGTCTCAGGAGTAAGCTTCCTTAAAGGACGAGTCCAAATGCGAGGCTCCATCTTCCCCAACAATGTCGAAGACATGGAACCACCACCTTGAGCGAAGAGAGCAACATGCAACCACAACAACTACCGATTCAAGCCACGGCCCCAACAAACAGGAAACCCCTATCCACAAGCGCCATAACAGGACTGATTCTCAGCGGCATCGCATTCCTATCAGTCATGGTGGCTGTTGCGATACGCGGCGCAGGTCTATTCGCGCCCCTGGGCAGTATTGCAGCGCTCGCCGGACTCATATGTTCAATCGTCGGCGCAGTATCAAGTAGAGCAACCGGCGTACTGCGAGGAATGGGGATTGCAATCACAGGAATTGTGGCATCAGCCCTTGTTCTGTTCCTTGGTATGTACGCAATCCAATGGCTACAGCAGATGTGATCAGACCGTCTGCCGGTGCTCACGACGGAAATCAGCGAGCATATCCTTCTGTGATCCGCCTTTGGCCTTTGCAGGCGCTTTCTGCACGACATCAACGGTCATGCCAAGCGCCTGCAAATATTTGAGGAACGTTGGGACAGTGACATTGTCCAGTTTCCCGTTGCCATCAATGAATCCGTCCTCCGCAATCAGGTCGATACGTTCCGCAAGTACTCTCGATGCCGCGACGAGTGCAGAATGCTTCGCCGAGAGCCCGCTCATATTACGCAATGATCGTTCAAACGCATCAGCGACGCTCAGCAACTCAAATCTAGCAACCACGATTCACCTCCGCCCTACATCGCGCGCGACCCCTATTGGACAACTCGGGGAGAGGGGAACACTCGCACGCGGGAAGTAAGCCGTCCAACAGGTCTCCAGCGATGTCAACGCCCTATCCCCTGTGTATATAATTAATTATTTTGAATAATTTCTATAATTTTATTTGAAACACTATTATTTAATACCATTGTCTGCTGTGTATTCCGAGGCTCAACTTGGGTGGCTTGTTGCTTCGTAGCACGTTGCATATCTTGTGTGCGTGCCTGAAGTTTGCTGGATCGTATTGCAATGTTGGGTCTACGCTGACTGGAACGTAGTGATCGAGTTCGTGTGAGTCGTCGGCGCTTCCTGGTTTGAGTGTGTAGTCGATGGGTTGTCCGCATAGCCAGCATGGTGCGTTCTCTCGTTGTCCTTGTTCGAAGAACTGATCACGTTGCTTCTGGAACGCTCGCGTACTGACGCGCTTCTTAGTTGCCATGCGCTAGTCTCCCTGCGTATGTGTTGCCCTGCTCTCGTCTGCGCTTGGATTATGGCGAGGCAGGGCAAGTATGTGCTGTGATGGTATCTTTGTCCCGTTGTTTGGTCTTATGGTTCGATGATCCGTAGCCCATGTAGCTTACGGTCTTTGACTCGGAAGGTGAGGACTCCGGGGTTGGATTCTTCACCGTTCATGCGGGTCACCCAGTTGCTTCCGGATTCGAGTGCTGGGCATCCGAGTATGAGTCGGTGCCGTGATTCGGATGCTGCGAAGTGATGGTAGTGTCCGTGGATGAGTACGTTCGAGGTGGCGTATCTGCTGCCTGGCAATGCTGCCTGGTTGGCGAGCCATTGGCCCATGTTCTCGATGCGCTTCGCGTCATGCCCATGGGTGAGTGCGATGTGCAGTCCTTCGATGTCGATGAATGCGCCGGACTCCAATGGTTCGGGGATGATGAACTCTGGTTCGAGGTCGGTTTCCAACAGTTCGAACGCATCTCGTATGCCGCGCAGGTTTTCCAGCCCCCAGTCGCCGTGTCGGTTCTGCATGCCGTTCTGCATGCGTTCTGCTGCATGGTTGCTGTCTACGCCGCTGACGATCGTATGTCCTGCGTATGGTGCGAGGCTGACGGTGGCTTCGGTGATGAGCCGTCGTGCGACGCGAAGCTGTTCGGACTGGGTGATGTCGTTCGATGATGCCTGGGAGATGGAAGTGTGGTTGCTCCATCCTTCGCAGATGTCGCCAAGATCGCAGATGGCTATCGTGCGCGGGTTCTCCGCTGCCGCGATGTCCACGAGCTGTCCGAGTACGTTGTGGAATCTGTCGATGAGTTCCGGAGTGCCACCGTGCTTCTCGTCCGCCTTGCCGGTCTGCAGGTCAGCGAAGCATATGACGAGCGGCTCGCCGTCGGCGGACTGCTGTCCGAGCGCAGGCTTTAAGGGTTGTATCTTCGAAGCGAGTATGTGCGCTATGTGTTCTCGTTCTGGTGTGCGTCGGGTAAATCCGAAGAAGATGCTGCGGCGTACGCCGTGCGCCGTCTCCTTCGTCCATATCTGCTTCTTGGCGTTGGTCACTACCCATTCGGCGGGATCCAGGTTCGCGAGTTTGAGCAGGTCGTTATCGCTGCCGATGAGCGTTCCGTCTACCAGACCGGTTGCCGCCGTGCCATCGTCGCCGTCTATCTCGGCATGTGGCTGATACTGTGACGGCAATGCCGCCATGCTTTCCAATTGTTCCGCTTCGCTAGCGAGTGACATGCGCTCGCCTCCATGAGCTGATCGAGGATTCGGTACCGTCGTAGCCGTGGTTGGCGAGTACCTTGAGCACCGTGCGCGACGAGATGGTGAGATTAGATGCGAGGCTTTCCACGTCTTCGCGTTCGAGCTTGTCCTGGCTGTCTATCCACCGGTCGAGCTTGAATCTGTAACGCTGCAGATTGTTACTGTCCTGCACACGGACCGCCTCGTCCAACAAGCTCATATGTCAGCTCCTAGGTTGAATGTGCTCTGCTCATGTCTGCCACCGTGTGGCGTGCTGGGATGTGGCATGGCAGAGCAAGTGTGGTGCCTGGTGGTGAAAGGTTGTAAGACCACCAGGCAAGAGTGTGCGGGCAGAGGCTTGGGCGCTCTCGGGGAGCACCGCATTTCAGCTTGCCCGCGGTGTCATTCTGCGATTACGTGGTAGCTGT